TATTAGGGTTAGTAATCCTATTTTTAGTCATTAGATCCCTAATAGATTTTCCTGTAAGTTTGGAAATCTTACTTAATGTATCGCCTGACTTAACAGTATAGAAGTCTGTCTTTACTGGTTGCTGTGGTGCTGATCCGCCACCATACATACCAAAGGCGGCTGCGTTACGCTCCATTCTACCTGCTACTCCTGTTCCATCTTCTTTAGAAGTTTTATAACCAGCATGATTAAGATATTCTTTAGCAGCTGCTTTCCACTCTCCTTTATTCATTAAACCTAATGTATTCTTGCTACCAGATAAGTCTCCTCTAAAGAAACCATCTACAATAGCATTACGTAGATACTGTGGATAAGAATCAAATGCAGGTAGTTTGCGTTGGGCAGCAGCTATTTTAGCTTTTACATCTATATTAAATAATTGTTCCATTTGTCGATCAGACAAAGGAGTACGACCTCGAATAACATTATTATAATCTCTACCAGCTACTTGTTGTAATACTTTATCATTTCGTAAAACAAGATGGCCTACTCCAACGGTTAAGTATCCTTTGTGGTCTTTGTACGCATACCCCGGGCGACCAGCTTTACCTTTACCTTCACTCGGCGCGATATAATCATAATAAGATTGATCTTGTTTAATAGCTTGAGTTATTGGAGTAGGCATTTTGGCTTGTACTTCACCAGGTCCACCTAAGGTGGCTCCTAAAATACCTAGCGCTGCAAGAGCCTTAGCAAAAGGTCCTTCTTGCAAGATAATCTCATTTGCTTCATTTAATTGATCAAATGTCATTATAATTATTTATAAATAAAATCTCTTACTGGTATGTGTTCATAGCGCTCTTCATAATTACACTCTCCGTAAAAATAATTATCTAATTGCTCTGCTAAACGTACTTTGGCTACTTCTAAATCTACCTCATACCATTCATTTTTTATTTGTTTAGCAAAGTGAGCCATTTGTATTTTTATATTTTTTTCAGCTTTTAAATAATCCGGATGTTTAATAGAATACATAATCTCGTAATCTCTAAAAGGAGAACCAGTCTGATATGTTTGTAGCCTGGTCTTAAGATTTTTAGTAGTACCTACTTTAATCCAACCAGGCCACGAGCTATTACATATAATATAAAGATAACCAGGAGCCATTATATTAAGCTGATGTACCTACACCTACTGATGTACCTACTCCAACTGATGTACCTACTCCAACTTTATTATCAGCACTTTTCCAAACTTTATCTGTGTTACAGAATTCTCTAGTTTGTTCTCCAGATACCGGGTCAGTAGAAAGAGCAACATGTATCTCTTTTTTCTGTGAGGCTTTATTAAAAAAAGACCAACCAGTACCAATAATGCTTGATGACGCACCTAATATCATATGAAAACTATCAGTAGTGAGAGATCCTTTCGCAATTAAAATACCACCAGCTATTGTAACAGCGTGCCGAATTAAACCGCCAATCTCTTTTTTGTAATCTTTAACGAAATTAATAATTTTCTTCATCATAAGTATTTATGTCAAACTCAATTAAATACTTACATGGAGTCATCAGGAATACAACCACAACATATAGAGAGTATCGCGAAAAATTTGATCGGAGATTATGGCTGGTTATTTATTGCAGGTTTGGTTATATTACTATTTCAGTCTAGTATAAAAAAACTAGTAGCCTCTATATTTGTCTTTGTAGGAGGAGATTATAAAACTGATGATGTTGTGTTTATTGACGGAAAACCCGGACGTATTATTCGTGTTGGAATGATTAAGACTGTCTTTTTTATATATGATGTCCACAATGGCGAAATAGTAGGTGGTAGTAAACTAGTGGTTCAAAACGAATGGTTAGGTAAGCTGAAGATAGAGAAACCTCTACAACAGCTAGACCTAACTAGATTTAATGGCTCAAAAAGTACTAAAAGTTAAAGTCAGAAAAATCTGTCTCAGATGTATCTTGTTTAAATGAACCGACTTTATATGTCTCAATTTGAGTCTCTTGAGGAGCTACCTGTACATGCTTACTTTCAGTCCAATTCTTAATCCATTGAATAGGATTTGGAGTATCTTCAAATACATTTTTTACTCCTACTGCTTTAGTCCTACGATTACATAAATGCTTCATATATTGAATTAAAATCTCATCGTTAAGTCCAAGCATTGAACCATCCTTAAAAAGATATTTAGCCCATTCCATTTCTTCGTTCGCAGCATCTCCAAACATTTTTTGAACAATAGGTTCACACTCCTTTACAATATGCTGGAATCCTTCTTCTTCGTTGTCTCGTAAATATTTTAAAATATTTTGAGTCGAAGCTAAATGAAGATTTTCATCTCTATTAATTAATGAAATGATTTTCGCGTTTCCTTCCATAGTTTTGTTTTGAGCAAAACAATATGAACATGCAAACGAAACATAAAACCGTATACCCTCTAATATGTTTATACTTACTAAAGTAAGATATAATTTTTTCTTTCTGTCATCTACAGATTCGTTTGGTATTTTTTCAATTAAGTCGTCATAATATTTGGTAACAGAAGTTGTACGTTTAATAATTTCTGGATCAGAAAGAATGCTATCAAAAACATCTGACGGAGTCGGATATACATTTTTAATAATATATGTATATGAATAACTATGAAGAGTCTCAAAAAACTCCCAAGTCTTCGCAAAAGCTTCGAACTCTGGATTACTACAATCTTCTAGTAAATGGCTGATACCTCTACTCTGTACTGAGTCTAAAAGAATCTGATAACCAAGATTTTTTGTAAAAATAAACTTTTGATGGTCTGTAAGAGTTTCATAATCGTTTTTCTCTTTACCAGATAGATCTACTTCTTCAGGTCGCCAGAAGAAGCTTAATTGCTGTAAAAACAAATCATAAATTTTCTTATAGCGATACTTATCATATCTCTGTAAATTTAACCCCTCTCCAAAAAACAGCGGTTGTTTCGTGGTGTCGACATTATTTTTATTAATGATACTCTTCATCTTGTGTTATTATAACTTACATGCACCGCCAGGGCAATCACTTTCTTCTGGCGCTATATCTGTTTTACCGTCATCTGTATTCGCATAATATAATGTTTTGAGACCGACCTTATAGGATCTTAAAATATCTTTAGCTACTACTGATAATGGTAGGTTGTTCTCTTCATATTTGCTGAAGTTATAATAATGATTCGCTGAGATCGCTTGATCAAAATATTTTTGTAATACTCCGCAAATATTAATATAACCATTATTATCATTCATTTCATACGCTAGAGAATATTTGTTCTTATATTTCTGAATTTCTGGCACTACTTGAGGTATAAGACCTTGTTTAGATTTTTTTACTGTTACTAAACTCCTAGGAGGTTCAATACCATTAGTAGAGTTAGTAACTAATGAAGAACTTTCACAAGGCATTAATGCTGTGAGGGTACTATTTCTTAATCCATGTTTTTTAATATCCTTACGAAGACCTTCCCAATCATACGTAAGCTTTCGTTTAACAAGTTTATCTACCTCTTTGCAGTATGTATCTATAGGTAATATACCCTTACTGTATTTTGTACGATCAAACCATTCACACTTACCGTTTTCTTGAGCTAACTTATTAGAAGCCTTGAGAAGGTAGAATTGGATAGCCTCTGCTAGTTCATCAGTTACTTTAAGAGCTTCTTTATCCTCATACGACACTCCATTCTTAGCTAAATAGTATGCAAAGTTAGTTATACCTACTCCAATACTTCTTCTCTTCTTCATATTAAGAGCAGCGCTTACAGGGTATAGTTGATTCTCGATTACATAATCTAAAGCTAATACTACATTCTCACATAGTTTTTCTAATTGATCTAATTTAGTAATTGCACCTACGTTGATAGCCGAAAGAACACACAAAGCTATCTCACCAGTTTCTTGATCGTCTATATGTTCTATAGGGGTTGTAGGTAATGTAATTTCCTGACATAAGTTAGACATACTAACACTATCAATAAAAGAACTATGCTCATTGACATGATCTATATTCATTACATACATACGACCAGTCTCAATTCTTTCCTGACAAAACTGCATAAATAATTTTCTAGCAGGTATTTTCATCTTAGGAATTTTGCGAGATAATTCATACTGTTCATATAGTTCTTCAAACTTATTAGTATCGCTCACAAACGCATCATATAAGTCAGGAACCTCATGAGGACTAAAAAGAGTAATAGGCTTATCCTCAACAAACCTCTTGTAAAAAAGCTTGTTAAATTGGATAGAATAGTCCATTTTACGAACTCGATTATCATCCGTGCCTCTATTATTTTTTAATACTAAGATTTCTTGAATCTCTTTATGCCAGAAAGGAAAGTGTGTTGTAGATGATCCACCACGAACTCCATTCTGAGTACAACACTTTGTTGTAGATTCAAACATTTTGAGAAACGGTACAACACCTGTATGTATAACTTCTCCATTTCTTATCTTAGAACCTACAGCACGAACCCTTCCCATATTTAAACCAATACCAGCTCTATTAGCCGTATAATAACCAACAGCTGTATTGGAATGAAATATAGAAGGTAAAGAATCGCCTACATCTATTAGTGTGCACGAACTGTATTGACGTGATGGAGTTCGGACACCGCACATAACAGGTGTAGGCAAAGAGGTTTTAAATGTACTGATGTCATTGTAGAATGCTTTGATCCTACGTAAACGTACATCTTTCTTTTGATCACTGAATAGAACCATTGAGATAAGCATATACATATATTGTGGTGTCTCATACACCTTATTGGTATGCCTATCTTTTAGTAGGTATTTGTCTACTAATTGTTGAAGACCAGCGTAGACAAAAAGATAGTCTCTATTGTGTTTAATATAATTGTCTAATTGATCTAGTTCTTCAGGAGAATATAAGTATAAGAGCTCTGGATCATATACGCCATTTTTTATATTAGCTTTAATAACTTCAATGAGAGGTGGCATATTATCAGAGACACCAAACACTTGCTTACGTAAAAAATAATTTAAGAGGTTTGCGGCTACTGTTTGATAGTTAGGAGCGTCCTCAGAGATAAGATCTGCAGCTGATTGAATTATTAATTGATGTATATTACTGGATTTAATTCCATCGAACAGCTGAAGCTTAGCATTAATTTCAATATCACTGACACTGACCCCTTTAATGTCCTTTGTAGCCCAAAACAAGACCTCGTGGATCTTGTTGGCGTCAAATTCTTCCGTTCTTCCATCACGTTTAACTACATTCATTCGTAATAATTATTTTAATGATTTATTTACGAATATCAAGGTTAACGTTTTACGGTTGCTTGCCCGAAATAAAAGCCAATAATAGCGGTTAAGGCTTGTCGAATCTCAGGTACTAGTAAGTAACCATCTATCTCTACAAACACAGGCTCGGTCTTAGTACCTAACAATCCCCATAGTACTTTTTTTGTAATCATTTCTTCAACAACAATAGGATGATTAAAGAATGTTATAATAAATGGAGCTAAGATAACTCCAAATAATACACTAATAACAATAACGCGCCGGACCCACTTACCTGCATCAACACTAACTCTCTCTACGGCTTTATCAGCTGAAGCATCTGCAGCTTCTTTATCTTTAATAAGCATCTCAAACCGCTTTTGTTCATTTTCGGCTCGTTTAGCTACAATCTTAAAAAAGAAACCTACAACTGATCCACCGAACATAGTTAGTATCTCTGCTGGTATCATATAATTATTTATAAAAAAAGCGCCCGAAGGCGCTTAGGTCTACTAACATTACAGCGGAGAATTTTTAATAGGATTGTTTAAATGCTTGAACTAGTTCTTTATTAGCTCTTGCAGCACCAATTGCTTCTATTAGTTTCTTAGCTTCTGCTACAATGTCTGGGTGCTCCCCAATACCTGCGGGATTATTTAGATAATTATCTAAATTTGCTGCAGCAGTCTGTTCTTGAGCAACATATATTGTATATAATGCTTCTAGTATTTTATTTTTATTATTACTCATTAGTCTAAAAATCCTTTCCTCTTATCATAAAGTAGTCTATCAGACTTATCAGGAGTACTAATATTAGTTTTATAAACCTTTTCAATGTCCTCCTCGTATTTAATTTTCTTTAGTCCTTCTTTATGGACTAACCGCGGATCTTTGTCAGGAGAAGAATACTCTAACTCTCTTCTTTCGTTCGTATAAATATCCTTCACAACGATTTTGTATGCATTCATGAGCATGTTTCAAATATTAACTTATTTTTATCTACTTTGCAAGATATTTTTTTCGGCTTCATCTTACTCTTTATTATTAGTGTAGCAATCTCAGCTTCAATATGTTTTTCAAAAAACCTTTTTAAGAAGCGAGCTCCAAATTTTCTACTATAACCTTGTTCAGCTATATGCTTACGAGCACTCTCACTCAATACGAAAGTAATTGTATTACTTTTCTCTAACTTATCAACAAATTTATTGGTTTCGATATCAACTAAGTTATATATGTCACTTTGATTTAAATGCTCAAATCTAATTATTTCCGATAATCGATTTAAAAACTCTGGTTTAAAAAACTTTTGTAAAGAGTTCTCTAAGTCTACAGTACTAATCGCTGTAGAACCAAAACCAATTGAATCCTTTTCAAACATATCTGCTCCAATATTACTAGTAAAAACAATAATACAATTCTTTAAATTAATTTTACGACCTACACTGTCTGTAAGTTCTCCTTTATCTAATACTTGCAAGAATATATTAACTACGTCTGGGTGGGCCTTTTCAATTTCATCTAACAATATTAAACTATAAGGGTTATTTTTAATATAATCACAAAGTAAAGATCTATCTCCATAACCTACATAACCAGGAGGAGAACCAATTAGTTTACTTACCGAGTGGGCCTCCATAAATTCAGACATATCAATTTTTAAAAAGTTCTGTCTATCATAAAAAAAGTATTCTGAAATTAATTCGCATAGATATGTTTTACCTACTCCAGTGGGACCTACAAATAAAAATGAACCTAATGGTCTATGCGGATCTTGTAGACCTGTTTTTACTCTTTTGAAATGATATAATATAGAATCAATAGCTTTAAATTGAGATACATATTTCTCTTTAATTGATTTTTCAACCTTTGTTAAATCAGGTAAACTACACCCACTAATATCAGTAACTGGTATACCTGTCTTTGTGCTTAATATATGGGTTACAGTAGCCTTTGTAATTACTTTATCGAATTCTTCTTGTTTGCTTTTATCAAATTCTTTTTTAAGTTTATTAGACATAGTTTTCTCGCGACGTTTAATTTTTAAACCTAACTCAAAGTCATAAGACTCTACTGCTTCAAGCTTCTGTCTTCTTAAAGAATCGATTTTTTGTTGTAACTGAACTAATTGTTCGGAAGTATTACCAGTCTGGTTTTTTATATATGATCCGCATTCATCTAATAAATCTAACGAACACGAAGGCTGACTTTTATCTGTAATATATCTACTGGAAAGATTAACAATATCTTCTACTATATCTCTATCAAATCTTACGTCGTGAAACTTTTCATATGTAGGTATCATACTATACATAATATGTTTTGTTTCAGCAAGGTTAGTCTGCCTTACTACAATGTTTTCAAACTTAGAGCTTATAGTTGTAATATCATCTATATATTTTTTATAGTCATCTGAGGTACACGTTCCGATAAAGTTAATATCATCACTACTAAATAACTCACTAAAATATTCTTCTATATTAGATGTACCATCAATACGAGTAATGAGAGCAATATCATTTATAAATAGTATTACATCGTTATTTTTCTTTAAAAATTCTTGTAACGTATCTACACGCGATTCTAAATCTCCTCGAAACTTAGTACCGCTAATTAGAGTCTTTAGTTTAAGCTCTAGTATTCTTTTATTTTGTAAGTGGGTAGGGGTTAACTTTTTTGTTATTCTCCTAGCTAATTCATAAACTACTGATCTTTTACCGACACCAGGCTCCCCAGTAATAATAATATTTGTGTTATGTCTTTTTCCTAAAACTAAATAAATCTTCTCAAATTCTGCATCTCGCGAAAATGTACTTCGAAGTTCATTAGTAGCAGCTTGGTGTGTTAAGTCTATAAAATATTGTTCTAAACTTTCGGGTATAGTAGTAGTAATTAAACTAGTGGGCTCTTTTTCTATATCTCCTAGTTCTTTTTGAATAGCAGACTTAACATTATCAAAATTTAATCCATACTCAGATAATATAGATGTCGCAACTCCATCATTCTCATATAATAGAGAGAGAAACAAATGTATTACATCTACTGTGTTTTTGTTTAGTTTCTCTGCAAGCCTTTTCGCGAATTCTATAATACGTAAAACCCTAGGAGTAAAATTAGGACCAGCGTCTAGCTTAAATAATTTATTATTTTCTTCAAGCTGACATATACTACTTACTACATCTCTTAAATGCAAGACATCAACCTTTAATCTATTAAAGGTTTGTTCTAAGAATTCATCTTCACTCTCTACTAAACCTAAAAGTAAATGCTCGGTTCCAGCGTATCTACATTTAAAATCTTCAGCATAATTTTTAGATAAAGCGAGTGCACTTTGTGCAGTTTGACTAAACTTCATATATTCTTAATTATACTTATAACGTAATTCGTTGATCGCTACTAAGATAACAATCTTAAAGATGTCTTCGATCGTGTAATATATGTCCTTTAGTAATACCTGTGCCAGTAGATGTTACACTAGTAAATGTTCCTCTAGCTATACCACCAGCGTCTCCACCAGCCCGGGCTGCCCAAGCAGAAGATATAGTGGCAAAACCAGATCCAGTATTACCAGCGGGCGGGTTTGGTAGTGCAGGTATATTACCATCAGTACCACCAGGTTCGCCAAAAGAACCACCTGCTAAACCACTCATTGCTGGATAATTACTAACAACCACAGTCTGTACAGGATTTAAGAGAGATACAGTACCAGTTAAATTAGTAATAGCGCCACCTGCTCCACCTGCACTAGTGCTTCCTGCTGCACCATTACTCATATAAATATGAGCAAAATTAGGATCTTGAGCTAAAGTAACTGTATTACCGGTTTCATCCACAATTTCTTTTATTGCAGCTAAACCTGCTGCTCCAGCGCCAGAAGAGTGTAAACCTTGGCCACCACCTCCACCAGAACCAGCCGAAAGGGCACTAACTGCAGCCATTGATTCGGCGCTAACCCCTACAACACCACCACCACCACCGCCAGATCCACCGTATATAATACCGGAATTTTGAATTGTAAGTACATCAAAATAAGTATTCATATTGATACTACCTATTGCAGGACCCCCATCTTGGGCAAAATGGATATGTGCACTTAAATCATCCGAACCTGTACCATCTTGAGAAAAGTCAGAACCAGAGAGCCAAAGACCACCGTGGCCTCCATGACCACCTTTACCAACTAATGCCGCACCAGAATCAACAATAACGTTTAACTTGTTATTACTATAATTTAAAGCATGGTCTGGTTCAAACTGTATTGCGCCAGATATAGTAGAAACAGAAAATACTGATAACGGGCTATTAATTGTAAAATTAACTTGAACTGGTTTTGTAGCTGATACAGCAGAAAATGCAGCTCCATTATTTTCTTCAGTGCTAGCTGATAAAGCTTCCCATATATTAACACAAGATAACAAATCATTACTCGTTCCATCAGCTCTGTACGTCGCTGATACGGAGGATAAATGTAATGAAATAGTTTCAAAATTATCATTAACCAAAAAGTCCTGCTGAGTAATAACCCCTAAGTCCGCATTATCACTAGGGTTACTAATACGCACACTCAAATTACGTATATTAGAATTTGACGTTAAATTATTAATAGCGCTTAAATCAAATACTACTGATGTAATACTTTCTGTAAATGTAATAGTACTAGTATTTTCAACTGCAAGAGCTTTGGTCTGAGATGGGCCAAAATTGGCAAAATCACCTCCCGAATCTGTTACAACCGCATATTCTGTACTTAACGGTACAACCGGAGTGTATTGAGTATCAGCAATATTAGTGGGAATAATTTGTATGTTTACGCTCGTATCATCTCCTGTGAGGTAATCTACTCCGGTGTTAGGTATACGCTTTATTTGAACTCTACTAGTAGAACCTTCTGCTAAAGTGCCTGTACTCGCTGAAAGAGAAACAGTAAACTGTTTACCTATAGGTACTATATCTACTTCGTGGGTATTAGCTTCAGGATCAATAATACAATTAGTATTTTCCTCTAAAATAATTCTAAATGTTTTATTACCGCTACCAAATATTTGACTGGTTTCTATTTTAATTGTATCAGAAGTTTGCCCTTTCCCGAAAGTTCTAGCACTAGGATCTAAAACATCTATATAATCTAAGTCAGATGATAAGGCTGCGGTCTTTGTATCATCTGTTCCTCCTAATACAGTATAGTATCTGTAGCTACATGCCGAGCCGCTAGATAAAAGATTAACTCTAGATACAGTTATTTCAACTTCATCTCCTGCGTCTACTGTAGATGATGAACTAGCAAATTTTACTACATTAGGAAATTCAGTCATATCTCCAGGGAGATATATAATCTTTTCCGCTGGTGGGTTAGTATTTAAACTTGTCTCTTTAATAAGATTAAACAAAGCAGCCTGTTGTTCATATAAAAGTTTTAAAGGCCTATTTATTACATCAGTAAGTAACGGTTCATTCACTCCTATGTATAGATTATGATTATCTTCTAGCGCAGAAGGTCTATCAAATTGATGAGGTACAATAGCGCTTAAAGTTGGATAAGGAGCAAATGCAGATGTTACATCTGTTGAAGTAA